AATCTAATCTCATAAGAGCCAAAGGTTACCAACCATTGATAAAAACCTGATAAATCAGGATTAGTCAATGTTATATCAGTCCAATCAACTGCACCTTCTAATCTGTAACCAATTATCAACTCATCCGTTCCTGTAGGTAAGGATGTCCAACTAACATTCATTAGCTGTTGGTTATCCCCCACCGATGAGTCAACCCAATAATTTAACCCATAGGGTAATGTTGTATCTACTAAATCCGTAATGGTTAAGTAAATAGTCTGCTCATTCGGGCTATTATCCGAATAATCAACCTGTGTATTAACAAACGAACCTTTGTAGATATTAGCCATTTACTCTTAGTTGACTTCTATGTGTCCTGGCAGATGCCAATAATATGTCTTGTCCTCTTAAAGTTGTACCACCTCTACCACCCATCCCTAACATTGACGCTAAACCGCCACCAAAAGAAGGTACTTGATTGTTTGGTACAATCTTACCACTTGTTGATGGTACAAATAACTCAGGCCCTCTTTCACCTACTAAATATGGAGTATTACCACTTACAGGCCCTCCATCAGCTCTTGCACCTCCAAAGTTCTTTAACAATGTAGATGCTGCTATTGCTGCAATACCCAACCCAATAGCTGTAGCCCCTGGAATCGCAAAACCAGCAGGCCCTAATATCTTATCCAATCCCTCTTTTACAATACCGTATTGAATCAATGCCTTACCTACTGCATTCAGTAAAGTTGAAAATACAGATGTAATCTTTTGCGTAATATTTTCCCCAGCCAATGCCTCACCTACTCCTTCAAATAAACTACTAACTGATGATGAAATATTTTGGTTAATATTATCAATAGCAGCATTAAATAATAATAAAGGCTCTTGCAATGCTTTAAATGCATCTCTTGCACCTTGTAACTCAGGGGAAACCTTTAATGGTACTTGAATAGGCTTTAATTTCTTAAAACCATCTTCTAATTTCTTTTGATAAGCATTTGTCAATATGCCAATCTCAAATCTGTTGGCTTCTTTCGCCTCTAAAATGCTTCTTTGACTAATTCCAATTATTGGCTCAAATTCAAACTCTAGTTTTGTGGCTTTTGTAGTCTTACCTAAATCCTCAAATGCAGTAGCTAACTTTAAGGCAGGGGCTAATGTTTCCATCAGGGTATTTTTCAACCCTTCAATCATCATATCATAGACATTCGTAGTGCCTATGGCTGCTTTCTCTGCCTGAGTCTGCTTATTAAACGCAATAACTCCATCAGTAACTACTTTGTTCTTTTGGTCAGCTATTTGTGCTAACTTTTGATCAACAGTTAATGTTTGAAATTTAGTTTTATTGCCTTTATCTAACTCTAATCTTTCCCTTTCTCTAGCTAATTGTAACTGTGTAATCTGTTTGGCTGCCTCTGTTACCTGCTTAGTAATCTCATCTTGGATTCCCTTAACTACTGCCTGGCGAAGCATAGTGTCAATGATAGCCTGATACTTTTCATTGATATTATCTAAGGTAATGGCTTCTCTGTCAAGGTTAGGTAGGTACTTACCATACTCTTCATTAAGAACCTTTAAAGCCTTTTCTCTGTCTGCCGTAGATGCAGCCGTATTTTGGATTAATCCAACTATTGTGGTCAACTGTACCAAATCAGTAGCAACTGACTCAGCCAATTTATCGGTAGCTTGTTTAGCATCCCCCAATCCCCTAGTCCATGAAGAAAACCCTTGTATTGCAAAGGTCAAAGCTGATGAAACGGCAGCAACCGCCAATCCTATTCCAGCAGGGCCTGCTAATGTGCCAACTAAGGCCTTTATTGCCCCCCCTGTTGATCCAGTAGATGCTTTTAATGCACCAAAAGAATCAATTAAAGGACCAATGTTATTCTGAATACCTATGAATCCGAATGGAGCATCTTGAACAACTCTGTTTAAGTTTGTAACCGCATTACTAGCTTGCCCTGCCGATTGTGGCAACTTACTTAACCCAGCAGCAGCCTTACTTAAAGAGCCATTAAGGGCAGCAGCCGATTTACCTGTCTGATCTAATTCAGTTTGTACCTGATTTAAACCAGCAACCGCACTATTAACATCAGCCCCTATTTGTATCTGTAATTCAGCCATTCTGTTGTTTTTTTAGCCTTTTAAGGGCATCCTTTTCCTTTTTCTCTTTTAACAGCTTACGAATGTCATCCTTTGATAATTCAACCTTATCCTCTAACTGCCAACTATCCATCACAAACCTAGCCCCATTACCCTTACCAATCAAGGCCTCACATATCAAAGCAGTCTGAAACCTAAGCAATAAACTATCAGTTTTGACCTTATCCATGTACCCCTTTCGGAGTAACAGATATTCGTCAAACTCCAAATCATAGAACTCATGCGGAAGCAGGCCTATCTGACCGAATGCTTCTGACCTTAATTCATCCCAGGTTAAGGGTTTGCCACCTGGGCTGGGGCTTCCCCCTGTTCTTTCGGTTTGTTTAAATCAACAAACTTATTAATCAATGTAGCAGCATCATTCTCATCCATGCTACCTACCCATTCCTGTACTTGTTCAATGCTAAACAACTCTTTTACCCCTGTAGCCTTGTTATAACAGTTTAAACCGCCATAGACTAAGCCAACTAGAAAATCAAATTGTTTGTTAGGTTTGTTAAGCAATTCAGACATAGTAAATGGATCGGATGATGTGGCTTCCCCATAGTATTTGGAAAACCACATTTTACCGACATCCAATGTTCTATCTGTACCGCCTATTGTGTGTGTGATTTGTTTCATGGTTTATTAGCTTGCAGGTTCAGTATCAATGTCTCCTTCAATCTCAATAGTCATAGTGAACTTAGCAGTTTGACCGCTTACGTTCTGCTGACCTAATGCTGAAATCCATCCGTAACCGCCATGATATACAGTTTCAGCTGAATCAGTCAAATGCCAATACTTCTTTGTATTGTTTGCATAAAGAGTCTGAAAATCGTTAAATGAAGCCTCATCAGCATCAGGAACTGTATCTACAACTGCATTCAATGTGAATCTGTTGTTTTGAGGTCCTAATACTTTCAAAGTTCCACAATTAGTTTCATCACTTACCACGTTGCGACTGCCATCAAAAGATCCCTCAGATTGACATACAGCCGACTTTTTGTTTCCCCCAGGAGTGTCAGAGTATTGTATAAACATTACACTACCACTCAATGTTGTTGGATCTGCCATTTTGTTTTATTTAATTTTGATTAAGAATATGCTCATATCTTACGATTAACCTAAATAGTTTCTCAGCCCCATCATCCTCATAAATCTCAGTCTCTGATTGCACATTGACCTGCACTACCTGATGATTGGCTATTAGTATTGGGGTTGAATTTGGTGATGGTAACATAACAAAGTTGATTTGGTTTAATAAATCATAAGCTGGTTTACTGTTACCTATATTAGCAAATTTAGTCAATATTTCAACTACTATAATTGCAGTAGTGAAAAATGCTGAATTGTTAAGTTCATTTTGTGTTAATCCTTCTGATCGGATTAGTATGTAGTTAGTATTGACATTTAAAGGTACTGCATCTTTGTAAACAGCAGGTCCTGTCACGTTATTCTTTATCTGAGAATACCATGCAGTCTTTAAGTCATATAAAGGACTCTTATAAGCCATTTAATAATGCGTTTAATCTTTGTGTCAAATTGTTCCTAACTATTGGGATTTGCTTAAAGAAGAAGGGTTTTGGACTGATACCATTCTTATAAATAGACCTAGCTATTAAAAAAGCTGCCCTGTCTGCCTCTTTCCCACTTGCAATCCCTTTTCTCTTTACCCATGCCTTTATGGCATCAATCAACTTTATTGAGCCTGATTGTGTAGCCCCTCTGTACTGACTAGCAAACTCTTCTGTCCCAGGATAGGGATTGAATTTGCTTTTCGTACCAAACTCTATAAAAGGTGCATAAAATGTATTCGCTGATACAGTATATGATAAATCACCTTCTTTCTTGTAACTTATAGACCTCAATAATGTTCCTCTGTCACCCCCTTGGCTAGCTAAGTCTTTCTTTGCTAATCCTACGTATTCCATAGCAGATGCCTGTAATTCAGCATCCACCTCAGTTTTTAACTCTTTGCTGGCTGAGTCAATCTGCTTCTTAAAAGCATCCAATCCTATGACATTTGCCTGATATTGTCCAACCTCTTTGATATAATGTTGGCAAATTAGTTAATTCTGTATCATTTAAATAGCCATTAAGTTGCGCCAAAATGTTTAATGTTCCATTTGATAGGTTGTTTTCAACTAAACTGTCTATTATTACATTAGCACCTACTTCAGTATAATTATTAAATGATAATTCTAATTTATTAACAAATGCAGGAACTGTAAATCCATCACTTAAATATCCGACTATATTTAAATCAGATATAGTATTTGGTAAATTATCAGGCATTTGAGTAATTTCACCTCCATTCATTAAATATGCAAATCTTGTAACCGCAGGATCAAAATATATATCCATGTAAGGAAGATTATATACCCCCCAATCATAGCTGCTTACATATAAGTCACAGCTAGGATATTGTAATGATACTCCATTTGGCCATTTTATAATTATAGGATGACTGCTTAATATTTGAAAATATAGTGGACTACCTAAGTAAAATCTACTAAATTCCCCTGTTGGTGTTACTGGAACACCATCTGAATATGTCTGATATTGGTATTGTTGATTGTTTTCTGCCTGTAAGTATAAAATTGTGTTTGCAGGATTCCATTGTTGATAAGGATCTACAGGTGCAACAGTTAATAAATAGTTAGGCCCATAAACAGGGCTATTGTCTAATCTGTAACTTGTAATTGTAAAATATTGACTGTTAACAGGATCTGCATTTTGTAGGTTAACATATTCCTCTATACCTACCGCAAAACCTATATCATCACCAACACAGTTAAACACATTGACACCATTGTCAATAACTGAGAAAGATATTATTTCACCCTGGTTGCCAAATTCATATATTCTGAAATCACGAATGCAAAGCCTTTCACAGGTTAAGTTGTCTGATGCTGTAGGTGTTAATTGATTAAATCCTCCAGTTGGTGCTAATATATACCATGATACAGTAACTTCATCAGGTGGAGTCAAATATGGATAATAAAACACGTTATCATCACCTGGTCCTTGACTTACCCTTTCGTTAAAGTTGTTTACATATACTGATCCATCAGTATTTCTAATAATCATCTGTAAAAGGTTACCAGCCAAATTACCGCCAAGGAATGTAAATACTCCTGTTTCCTGATTATAATCAAATGATGTAGGATTAACCACACCACCACCACCACTACCTGCACTAGCCTCAAATGTGCAGAATCCACTTAAGATGTAATTAAACCTCTTTTCCTGTACTCTTTGCACATTAGTAATGGCATAAGTCTGACCAAAGTACTCAATCTTATAATTACCTGTAATTAAGTAACCCCTAAAATTAACCCTAAACTCTTTACTATCTGACATGGCTGTCCTACCAATCTCCTGACCTCTAGTTCCTCCCTGATCAGTAACCTCTGCCCACATTTTGTAGATATTGGTAACAGATTCAGTAGCATCACCAAAGGCATCAATTACCTCTGTGTACTCAATCAGCTTAATTGGTTTAAGATTGCCTATTGCCATTATCCTATCCAGTTTGCGGTTTTGTACTTACTAGCTAGTGCCATAGCCTCTTTGCTAATAGCATCCACATTCTCATCCCCTCTGTTAATATATCTATATGCTACTTCTTTATAGATAGCATCCTTTAAACCCTTTGGCAAATTAGCATACCCAGCTTCATATTGTAACCTCATATTCTCTAAGTTTGGGCTTTTTAATACCCTCTTATTAAATGAAGTCTTAAAATTGTCTGTACTTATGCTATCACCTTCATCATCATACAAATAAAGAATTTCATTAACTGGGCCAAATGGTATTTCAATATCACCTGCTAAGTTGGTAAATTCAATCTCCCATGTTTTGGGAACAAGTGACAGACCTGTAAACTCTTCCAATCTTTCCCTAGCTGATGTAATTAAATCCGCTATTAACGTATCATCATCATCATACTCAGAAGATAGTGATTCAGTAGAATCAATAAACCCTTCCAATCTCAGATAGCTTTTAACCTCTTCAACTGTCACTGGCTCAGTAATCCCTGATTCATCTGTTTGGTCTTGCCAATCTATCAATAAATTATACAACATAGTAAGTATTTAAAAAAAAGGGCCAGCCGAAACCGGCCCCTTCACACCACATCAAACCACAGCACTATCTTATGACTCGTTACCGAAATCTCCGTAGATTACGGCATCAGTACGCATCAAGTTGATATCTTCGAAGCACTCAACACGAGCAGTAACAAGGTTCTTTTGGAAGTTGTCGCTATCCTCATAAGAGAATTCAACACGCAATCCTTCAGTCTCTACACGCTCAATGTAGTTGCTATCAATAATCAAAGCCTTGTCATCAGTAACCCAGCTAGCACCAATCACAGGAACACCAGCAATGCGGATGTTTCCATTAGGATCGATGATAACACCACCAGGTACAGAGTAATCCATAGGCTTAGTCTTTAACAAACGTGCCCATTGTGCATAGCTTACCAAAGCAAAAGATGCATCAAAGTTAGCATCAAGTTGGTTAGCAATCCAGTCAACTAACTGCTCTGCATCAACAGTTGCAGATGTAGTAGTTGAACCTGTTGCAGCCTGAGAAACTGTGTTAAAGAAGGTAGCATTCTCTTTCTTGTAGAAGTCACGCAACAACATTCTTTGCAAAGTATTCTGCAAAAAAGGAAGTTGGAACATCATTTGCTTAGAGAAACGTGCAAAACCTGCAATGTAATCAGATACTACTTTAACCTCAGTAAGGTCATAGTCAATTTGATTCTTGGCAAGTCCTTCAGTTTGGATACCAATTGAACCTTCTGTACCAGTCTCACGATAAGTAACATAAAGTCCAGTTGGGCTTACAGCAGTTGGGATAAGGTCACGCATATTGATTTTCTGCGCAGGCACTAATCCTTGACGGCTGTTGTAAGTAGCTTGACCATCACCTGTAAGGTTGTTACCCAAGGTCATAGTTC